TTAATCTTGCATCTTAGCAAAACGCTCAATATCAGTTACGCGGCATTTAAAAGCTAAAGTGCCGTCTCTATCATATAATGTCAAAAAATTTGCCTCATCTTCGATATCAACGTTGGAAAAATAGAATTCATTGCAATCAATTCCCTTTGCATAACATTCATGAGTCTTTACATATACGCTTTTATACATAATTTTTGTAACCTCCTTTTAAAATGTTAATACTGCTGATTATCAGTTTACCGAAAAATGCCAGCCACTCCGCGGACGGTCTGGAAAATCTCTCCGAATAAGCCTATATGCCTTGTCGATGGATTCTTTTTTGTCATCAGCTTCAACTATTTTTGTTCCTCTGTAGACTTCCCACATTCCCGGCTTGCTCTCAAAATGTATGTGCAGCTCCGTCCGCCGCCTTGTCTTGATATACACATGATCTCCGCTTATCTCCCTGCCGCACTCGCTGCAGATGTAGGTTCGGGGTTCCGGCTGTTTTTTTTCTTTTGGCTTAGGCATTTTTCGCCTCCTCTTCTGCTGCCTCATGAATAATCTTCCTCAGTAATAGGATGGCTGCCATGATACTCCCAAAGCATTTTTCCTGATAAACCGCCTGGTTGATTGATTCATAGATGCCGGTGTCGGATTCCGCCTGGTTGATTTTCAGGATGACTCTTTCCACCTCTGTCCGCTCTATATACAGATCCCTATATACCGTTTCCCGGATGATTGCCATGGTCATCTCCTTCAGCTCCCGCCTGATGTTGTTATAGGCAGTCTTATACTTTGTCCGGAGTGTTTCCAGTGGCATGTTATCCTCATTCCTCTTCAGACGCCAGAGCAGGTCCTTATATCTCTGGATGTCAACACCAGTAATTTCTGGGACTCTCTGACCAACTGATTTTTGGAACATGTATCCCGAGATATCCAGCCAGTCATCCACCTGTTCCTTATTTTCAAACTTAGGATAATGTCCCGGGACCATCCTGATCCCGCTTTCCCATATCTTCCTTTCGGCATACTCCCTTACTTCATCTGTCATAATTCCTCCGAGTAACCATTTTTAAGGTTACTGTAACCCATCTCTCTGCCTCGTTAGGTTACCGCCTAAACCCGCATAAAATAAGGATTTTCTGGCTACAGTAACCTAAGTAACCCTATTTTTTAAGTTTCCTTACGCGCGAGACATTTTTTATAAAACTTTGTGAATTATTATACAAAGATTGTAGAATATTTTTTTCTCTATATAGATGTAGTTTTTTGAGGGTTACTTGGGTTACTCTGCCAAAAAGCACCCGTAAACCCGCATAAAACCTAGCTTTTTTCGGTAACCCTCCCTGGGTTACCCCTATCAGTTAAAAGGTAACGTTTCCTGATTCCCTTCCACATCAACCTTCATGAATCCATCCTTGTCCACATTGTCATTGAGTTTCAAGAACACACAGCGCACCTTGTTGCCGCCTATGCTCTTGAGCTTGTCCATCTTTTTTCCGCTGGCCTCCGCCTGCAGTAATCCCTTTCTGTTCGCCCATGACAAAAAAGATGCCCGCGAGAATCCACCATCCTTGCATAATGCCGTAAAGGCCGTTGTGTAGATAATGACATAACCATTTTCAATAGTTCCCCACTTCTCCACGTTCTCCACCTTATTGTCGAACCTGGCCGGATTCATAGCCACCTTGTCCAAAATGAACTGATAGCACCTCTCGTTATCGGAAAGCTCTTCACGATCTATCAGAACCTCTCTGGCCCCCTCCAGGCTTATGTACTGTCTGTCCTTGAACAGATAGTCTGTAGCCAGCTTATCGGCCGTCAGGATGATCGACAGGGACAGGCTCTGCTTCTGCATCTTGTCATCATCCGCCAGTTGCCGCAGGAAATTCTGCTGGATCTCCCTCACCTTATCCCAGCCAAGGTCCTTCAACACATCCACGAACTCACGGCCGGCATGACCATAGTTTTTCTTAATCAGCTCGGCTGTATACCCCGGATCATCAAATACGCGCTGTCCACACTCAATCTCCAGTATCCGGTTAATAGCTCCACCCTGTGTCACATAAGAGCTCAAGGGACGTTCTCCGTTGGTTAGGATACAGTTCTTCCAGTGATTCTCCCGATTCAGCCCTAGCTCCTTATTTGAGCGAGACTTTCCCTTTCCTGAACACAGATCGTATACCAGTCCTTCAAAGTTATCCTCAATCTTCCGGTTCTTCTTGCTTGTATCGTCCAGGATCAGCGGCAGATGGTTCAGCATGTCCGCCTTGGCTTCCAGGGCTACATCTGTTGTTTTATAGTCACCAATATAGGCATTCTCATCCGGATCCGCCCATACCGATGCCGCAAGCATCAAGTCTACGGTCTTGCCTCCTTCCGTGTCTCCCCAAAGGTCCACAAAATATGGCAGTCCACCCAGGGGGTGCACCAGCACGCTGGAAAACGATGCGGCCATCATAAACTTAATCTCTAACCGACCGGTCCGGCGCAGCTGCAGCACATGATCAAACCACTTGTTCCGGCTGCCCACCTGGGCCACACTCTCCGCTATCTGGCGGAACCGTACATCTCCATCAAAGATGATCTCTGTATCATAGGGCAGGAATCCACCGCGGATCCACCCCAGTTTTGAGGTGGAATACTGGACCGCTATATGCTCCTCATTGGCGTTCTCCACGTCTGCCAGGTACCGCACAAGGTACTTTGCATTCTCACTGGTGACGGCAATCCCGCGACCCGACAGGCTCACTATCTTGTTGGCTGACGTGACCATGGTCTTGGGAACAATCATCTCCTCCCAGCGCCCATTGCGCTTGTAGGCCAGTTTTATCTGCTCCTCTCCGGTCTCTAGGTTCTTCATGCGCTCCACCGGCAGAATCGGGTGATAACAGGCCAGGATATCCGTATATCCCGTTGATGGATTCCTCAGGCAGATTCCTGATTCTGTGGCAATCCACTCCCTGCACTGCATGTTGTCATAAGGCCCTTCAAAGTTAGTCCACTGGTCCAGTGTGCAGGGCTGGCTCTTCCGGTCCCTCTCCTGCCGCTTCATCTCCTTTTCGATCCGCTTATAAGCGGACACCATTTCCCGAAACTCGGTCTTGACCTTCAGTTCGGCGGCCCGCAGACCCAGTGAGGCAAGCAGCTCGGCTCGGTATAACTCATCTTCCTGGTCGAACACCTCCGTCAGGATCTCCTTAGACAATATTGTCTCGGCCGTCAGTTCTTTTAACGGCACCATGCTACCACCTCGCTTCCAATCCGCTTAATTCTGCCTGCACATAGAGCTGATACTGCAGGGCATTATAACAACCACACCAAACATCACTTAACGGCTCTGAGCGCTCCATATAGGCCCTGTAGATGCTTATGAGCATGTTGTTCAGCCTGCGCCGCTCCCGCTCCCGTTCCTTAGCCTTCTGGCGCATGGCACGTTGCTTCTGTGCTCTATATACCGCCATCCGGCTGGAAAATGTCGGCTTTTGATATTCCCCTCCAAGGCTCATGAATGCCTCCTTGAAGGAGACCTTGTCCATCATCATGATAAAATCAAAAATATCCCCATGAGCGCCACAAGCATGGCAATGAAAGTCCCGGTCATATACCTTCAGGGATGGCTCCCTGTCTCCGCCATGGAACGGACAACAAATGAATCCCGCCCGGGTAGTCTGAAACCCATACCGCTGCACAATGTCACGCATGCTATACGCTGCCTTAATCTCTTCCACCGTCACGTTCCATCACCGCCTAACAGCTTGATGATTTGCCGGCCGGTATCCCTCTTTTCACAGAACAGGAATCGGCATCCATACTTGCGTTGGAACGTGCAGAGTATTTTATACAACTTGTCCCCAGTGGTCGCATTAGTCTCACGCTGTTCCCATCGGCCGGTATCCGGGTTTTTGAACCGCTTATGTCTGCGAGGGTTGTCCCACCAGATCACATCCTCCAGATGTTCCATGCCCTCGCCATGCTCACACAGGATGATCATACTGATCCCATGCTCCTGAGCCCGCAACATTTCATCCCGGAACCGGTTATGGCCCTGGCATACATTGCTGCATAGTTCCGTCAGGTTCTGTTTTCTGTCTATGATTAATCGGGGATTATCATAGTTCATGTAATCTCCGACATATAACTTTGACACGAAATGGTCCACGCCCTGGCGGTCGAACTCCGCCACAATCTTCTGGATGGCGCGGGCCTTCTCGCGACTGTCAATCTGTATGTTCAAGTAATCACCTCTGGCTAATTAAATGGCAAACCGTCATCCTCCACCCCATCCGGGATGTTCATAAAGCCATCACCAATGGCACTTGTAGGTGCAGGACGTTGCTGTGGTCCGCCATCTCCTGCTGACGCTCCCTTGCTCTCCACAAACTCCACATTTTCCACCACCACCTCGGTGGTATACACCTTGGTTCCTTCCTGGTTTACGTAGGACCCGGTCTGGATACGTCCAGTCAGTCCCAGGCGCTGACCCTTCCGGAACCATTTTTCCAGAAATTCAGCTGTTTTACCAAATGCAACGCAGTTAATAAAATCTGCATCATCACCGCCATCCTTCTTAAACCTTCGATCTACTGCTAGAGTAAATCTGGCCACGGTGGTCCCTCCGTCTGAATACCGTACTTCCGGATCCCGCGTCAGGCGGCCCACTAACTGTGCACTGTTCATGCTGCTCACTCCTTCTCGTATAATTTAAGCTTACCCATGCAGTCCTTATACTGGGCCACGTTCATCTCTTCTATTTCCTTAATGCTGTACATCTTAAGGATCTTATCCATCTTGAGACCCTTGGAACTATATTTTTCTATTAGGGCCTTGATGGACCCGATCATGGCCGGAGTAACCTTCTCGGTATCCGCAGCCTTATCAGATGCAGGTGCTGCGGCTGTATCTTTTCCTGTCCCCTTTCCGGCCGTTTGCCTGCCTGATTTTCCGGGTGTTCCTTTGTCTGCACCATTATCCTGGCTATCTGCATCCTTCACATCATCAATACAAAACAGACCGTTTAAGGCGTACTTCCTGGCATAGCTGCTGGTACTCCCTGTTACCTGAGACACGTCCATGCCCTTCTTCTCTTGTTCCTCTCTGGCGTAGGCCGTATTCTCTACCGTTTCACCGGATTCGCAGTCCACGAACCGGGCAGTAGCCCTTATGTAATACCGGTCCCCAATCATGACCAGTTCATCCCCAACCACTAGTGCCGCCTTGACCTCTCGCAGGAGGGGCTTGGCTGCCTCCTGGATGTCCTCACAGTTCCGGTAATGGTAGTTCCCAAACTTGTTATATTGGTTCTTCGGGGCTTTCAGACCAGACTGGACATGTTGTAATTTCTCATATACATTCACGGTCATTCCTCCTTCAATTCCTTTATTGGCAGATGCAGGATGGTCGCCTTAATCTGCTGTATCACAGAACGGCTCTTTACATCCAGGCACCCTGATTCAATTGCAATGATCCTGCTCATTAGTTCCGTTCGGTCGATCAATATCTGTTTCATTTTTCCAGAAACACCTCCGCTTCAAGGAATGCCATGTCCTGGAGTATCTGATTATAATGATCCTGGATCTCTGTACTGACCGCATCCATCGCTCTCTTAGCCATCCGCTCCCTGAACAAAGTCCAGACCCGAAAATAGTCTTCATAATCCATTTGCGTTTCTCCTTTACTTATTGTCACCGCAGACAAACAGATACCGCCTGTCCAGCTGCACGGACACCTCTGTATGCTCTAGTTTCTCAAGGCTGGTTGTATCAAAGCCTAATTCCTTAAGATATTCCACGCAGCGCTTGGTATTAGATTTTAGTTTTAGTTCTGCCAGCACTGCTGCATAGTTGGCGCCAACCTTTCTTTCATCATCTTCATGTTGTTTTTTCAGTTGCGTAAGTTTTTTAGAATCATATTTAATGGCTTTCCGGATCATCCGATCAACTGGGTCAATCCGATCAAGATAATAAGATAATCCATAGCATGATACTGTCTCATAGGACATTTCCTGATTCTCGTTCACAAGATTTATGAGTTTCTCATGCTCCCGGTTTACTTCCCGCATGGAGGCTTCCAGCTTCTTGATTATATTGGCAGCCCCACTTTCCTTGAATATCCGATCTTCCTCTTCCTTCACTGCCTTTTCATATGCCTCTTGTAAGCTCATGAATGCCTTTTCCCGGACTTTATACACCCAGTTTGTCACTTCTTTTTTAGTAAGCATTGATTTTTCCTCCTGAATCCCTTATACTAAGGGTGTGTTAGTTAGTTCTGGACTCTTCGCGGTTGCCGCCGCTGGGGGGTCCGTTTTCTGTATTTGTGAATTATGCGACCAGTAAAATCCTTTATAACATTTTCCAGAGTTCACTGCTCGACTGACCACTTTAGGACTATAGCCATATAGCTTACAGTCAGTAGCCCCATCATACTTATGAATCAGCTTTCTTGATTTATCATACTGATAAACTGCTATCTTCCCTCTTTCTTTCCTGTTTCTCACTGCTCTTGCCTGACCTGTCCCATAGTAGAAATTATCGATTTTTGTAACCCACTCAAGGTTATCTGCTCGATTATTTGATTTAATCTCATCAATATGGTTTACCTCTGCAAGGTTATCTGGATTATCTATAAATGCTATGGCAACCAATCTATGTACTTTGTATGTTTTGGCACATCCGTTAACAGATAAATCCACATGTAAATAACCTTTCTGATTATCCTTAAGCCTCATTATCCTTTCGCGAACCTTTCTTTGTTTTCCGTTTCCGATATTTACCTTTCTTTCAAGGCTCTTTATCCTTCCCATATTTGAAACTTGATAAATACCTTCATAACCTTCAATATCTCTCCATTCTTCTGCCGTCTTTCTCAACCTCCTTAAATTCCGCTTTCAATTTTTCTTTGCCTGTACCTCTTGCGCCTCCAGCTTCTCGATCTTCTGGAACGCTGCGTCAATCGCTCTCTGGTAATCCTCTTCCAGGTATGCAGGGATACTCACTGCCTGCTCGTCCAACAGCTCCATCATAATCTGAATCTTTCGTTCTCTTGTCATCTCGCTTCACCTCCTTTCACTTTTATCGCACTCCCAGTACCCACATCATGATCACCATGGACACCATCCACATCCCAACTCCCCATATGACCATAGGCACCACCCACTTGGCCAGCTGCATCCATGGACCGTCACGCCAGTTCCTGCGCCGCCTGAATGATATCAGCCGCCTATGGCCCATGATGTTTGTGAGTACTGCCGTGCCAGGTCCTGTAATGTCCAAACGCCACTCATCCTGTCTCTTCAAGATCCGTCCTCCTCTCCCCTGACATGTTGCGGCTTGCCCTCCTCGCCATAATAAGGTCTTGCTCATCGGCACTACCAATGTGCCCGTCCGCATATTCCCTGACTATCCGATCGCCCTGATGCACCAGCATGTACACAAGGTCTCCTGTCTCTCTGTCTACTACGTAGACATCTCCACACATTTCACTCATTGACTTGTCCCTCCTTCGCTTAAAACGAGTCCCACACTTTTAATCGGTTCCTTACGCACCCTGTTTCCAAGAGCCTGTTTGTATTCGTCTGGCAGATCCGATACCTTAATCATGTTTCCATTAAGGACGACCCAGCGGGTTCTCGATAGTTCTACCATGTTTTCACCTCGCTTTCCGTTCTGGCATTATTCCCCTCTTCGTGATATAATCTCTTTATTAAAAGCAAAAGAGAGGTTTATTATGGATCCAGCGTCTAACAATGAAATTTCCACCTTATTTACAAGAGAAAATATTACTTTCATTCTTGCGTTCATAGGTTCTATTGGCACGATTTCTGGATGGGCCTATTCTTTCGCAACATCTCGGAAAAACATCGCCGTCAATGTCATTGCATATAAGGTCCGGCAGGATAAAGCCCTTTTTTATCTATCGTTCACAAACAAGTCTCGGTTACCAATATCAATCACCGCTTTGTCTGTACAGATTAATGGAGTTTATTATCCATGTAGACATATTCCACAAAAAGTCGTATCCACCCAACGTGCTGTTAACGGAAAGATTGTTAGTTCTTACGATTATTTCAGCATTCAGATTCCAATCGAGATAGGAAGTCTGGGATCTACTTCTGGTTATGTACTTTTTGTGCTTCCGAAAGGTGTTTACATACCTGACTCCAAAGCTTTGAATCTTCAAATTTCTTCCAATCGCGGTAAGGCAATTGAAATGAAACTGACGCTTGATCAAACAAAGGATATTCTTTAACTGTATATTCAAAACCTCCGCCCCTCGCTGATTGCCGAAGGGCATTTTTCTTATCTGTAATTTTTCTCACCCCTTCCTTATTCACTTGCCAATGTGTGTCCCTTAGCTTTTATCCGTATCATCTCTCGGCTTTGGACCTACTTGCTTCGCACCATCCAGAAGTCCCCGCATGTAAATTAGTGCCTTATCACGGCCTTCATCCGTTAGCAATGGAGCCATGAGATGGATATTCGCTAATGTGTCGTCTGTGAGTTTTACTTCATTAATATTTAGCAT